AAGCCCACAATCAGAATTGTGATTGCACCATGTTTATTCATGGTATGAGATCGAAGACGGCTGTGTGCTGACTGGCGGCAAGCCAGGGATATTCTTAATATCCGCTGACCTTTATTCAGGATCTAGAACTGGCGTCCCCTCGTAAGAGGGAACAGCGCAGTCCTATCCCGAGCCTGTAGTACCATTCTAGATTCTTCTTCATTCCTATACATTTTGATGTATGATGAGGAAGGAGAACCACGGCCACTCATTCTGGATACGGGATCATTAATGGAGATCCAGCGTAAGCAGGTGAGTGTAGTGAGGTGAGAGAGGGCGGCAAGAGTCGAGAGACTCCGCGTGACCCAAGCCCATTTAAATAAAACCAAGATATGAACAAAATGTCCACATTCAAGGCTATATTTAAAGCTCTAGATTCGGTTGCTCTGGTGAAAGAGAAGATGTTCTCCATCCCACGTTTGTGGGGAGGAGTGTCGCCATATATGCGGAAGATAATACTTCTTATATATGGTGGTACTTCTCGGATCACGTATAGAGTGAAAACCCTAAATAATCTTTATCTTTTCCTAGTTCATATGGAGAAACATCACGGATCTTCAACTGTTGTAAAATGGTTGAAAGCCTGTCATGTTTCACTCCAGCGTGCATTGGGGGGAGATTATGTAAAATCTCTGAGGGACTTAGAACCTGAACTTCCTCTTCCTAGAACCTACAACGGTCTACCTTCGGTTATACCTAAGGTTGATCGTTCGCGGATTCGAAGAGGGGACGTCAAAACAATTCAATTTTGATTGACTTGTTTTGGATTGTATCGTGTTATGGTTTGTGACTATAAATTAAAGTTACAAACTATAACTGATCCTTTCTCTGGTTCTAAGGAGTTCCTATCTCAGTTGGTATCGCAAGTCGAACAAAACCCAATTCTTAACAGATTTAAAGCCCTTAATGGCTTTGATCAGTGAAGAACTGGTGTCAAACTTGCGCCTACTACAGTGACGTTTTCTCAGTCTGCTTCTCCAACTAACTCGACTGCTTGGCACGGTCTCATAACCGATGCTTTGGCAGTGAACGGGTCTACTGTCTTCTGACACTTTTATGAATTTGCGATGGCTGTTAAAGCCCACAAATTCTTAAAGCGTTTTCAGGAGGCATTAGATCTCGCTCAGAGAGTTGGACTCTTGACGGACAAGCCTGAACAATTCATTCCTCGAGTCAAAAAGACTTGGGCGAAAGGAATTGGTCAACTTGCCTTTAAAGAGGAAGCAGCTGGAAAACTGAGAGCTTTCGCCCTCGTCGATATCTGGACACAATCCTTATTCAAACCATTACATGAGGCGTTATTCGATTTATTACGAATTATTCCCAATGATGGTACATTTAATCAGGACTTATCAGTGAAACGTTCCGCCGGAAAGGCAGAGCGTTCCGGCTGCGCTTATTCTTTCGATTTAAGCGCCGCAACTGATCGTCTTCCAATTAAATTGCAAGAAGCTTTACTTAATCGGTTCTTTGGCCTTGGCCTTGGAACTCTTTGAGCAAAAATTCTTGTGGATAGGGATTATATGATTCCTGACCGAAGTCAGAAATTATATGGTTCAGATTCCTCAAAGGTGAGGTATGCTGTAGGACAACCGATGGGAGCTTTATCCTCATGGGCAATGCTAGCGATCACTCATCACTTCATGGTCCAGTGATGCTCAATGAAAATTGGGCGTTCTGGATGAGAAGAGAATTATGAGATTCTAGGTGACGATTTAGTTATCTTTGATGAGCCACTTGCTACCAAATATTTGGAACTGGCTTCCTTGTTAGGAGTCGAGATTAATCTCTCGAAATCTATCAAGGCCGCAAATGTTCCGGTATTTGAGTTTGCCAAAAGAACGGTGGTTACAGGTACAAATGTTTCTGGAATAAGCTGAAAACAGTTTATTTCTGAGGCATCTGTAGGGTCAAGAGTTGCAAATGTCTTATACTTTGCTTCTCTTGGCTTAATCCGTACCAACAGCGTTTTAGCTGGTCTTCTTTCTCGGTTTGGAAGGTTCAAATCAGTAAATGATTTGAACTTACCTTCGCTATCTTTATTAGGAGCACTTTTCAATAGAAAAGTTGTCTCGCTGAAAGATATCGTGACAGCCATGATTGACCCGGAGGATGATGAATTCGATTTTGAAACATCGAAGTTCTCATTACCTGGTCAGTCATTGTTGACTGCTGAGAAGGAATTGCTAAACGGGAAACGAGATTCTCTCGGGTTACCCAACAGAAATGTTGAGTTATTCGAGGAACTTGAATCCGATTTAGTGGCTTCAGTTCTTTTACAAGCTTTGGCAAGAGCCAAAGAGCTTGAAAATTCATGGGATAGGATCACGGAATCGTGTGTCCTTCCTAGCGAGTATTCAAGTTTCGCTGATTGGTGGAAACTTGTTTTGGCAGATAAGGGTCTTGCGACTAAAAAGTCGGAGATTCTTGCTCCTTGGCAAGGTTACACCCTTTGGCATGGTTATGCCTATTGCCTATTTGGATCCTATCTTCCTGACCTTAACCGATTAGATCGATCATTGATATCATCAATTGATGGGTGAGTTTTGGAACTCATCCTCGATGATGATGCCTTTGATTGTAATGATCTGGTTGATGAGGTGGAAGGGGTTGCGTATAAGCATGCGAAATATCAAAACTGTTCTCTGGACAACGCTTTATCTCTCTTAGATAAAGTTGAGTCTTGGGAGCAACGTCTTGATATTAGATCGCCAACCTTGAAAGAGGTACTTCCGGTAGCGAAAGTATCTCCGATTGGTCCGGTCTATACATGGTTAGCCAAGTCCCAGGGAGTTATTGCTAGAAGAGGTTATTTAGCTGTTAGAAGGTTTGATCCTTTTAGTAACTAAAAACTGTCTTCAGGGTGGAATTCCCTGTGGATGGTTCGAGAATAAACTCAAGTTACTAGAAGCGAACTGTGAAGTTCATTACTTCTAATAAGAAAGTACTACCTCTAACCAAACGTATTGGCTTAGCATAGGTTAGTAATTGGGCCTAAGAATAGGCGGTGTTGGATTTGGGGATGGCCTAACTGGCTGTCTCTCCCGACTCAACCGAGTTCTTTTGCTTTGTTCCTAGCCTTGGAGTAACTACGAGTAGTGAGCGTTCTTATGGTAGCGCTTGCTCGAAGATTGTCCAAGGGTGGCTACGGCTAGAGAAGGTGAGTAAATATTCGAAAGGATTGACCTCAGAATCTTCTTAACGGCTTCAGCTATGGGCCTTGCCTTGGAGGTCTGACAGTGAGCGTTCTTATGGTAGCGCTTATCAGACGTAGTGATTAGAGGGATCGTTCGTTGCATACTCGCTGTGTAGATATTATATATGATGACTTCTTTGTTGTCATGTTTAATTGAAATCTGCATGAAGCAGTTGGCAATTTTCCATCTAGTACTTAAGGTTTTCACTATTAAGGTGAAAAGCTCTTTCATTAGAGTCTCCGGTCTTCGCTTTGAAGGCCATCAGGTCCACGAAATTCAGTAATGATGGGGGTGGGTTGCCTGGAATCCTAG